GATATGATTGCGAAATGCAAGAAAGGCGCTTACATTATCAATACTGCAAGAGGAAAAATCTGTGATAAAGATGCGATTGCTAGAGGACTAGAATCAGGACAACTAAGTGGATATGCTGGAGATGTATGGTTCCCACAACCTGCACCTAACGACCATGTCTGGAGAACAATGCCTCATCACGCAATGACACCACACACATCTGGAACTTCTCTATCTGCACAGACAAGATATGCAGACGGAGTTAGAGAGATACTAGAGTGTTACTTCAATGGTTTTGATATCAGAGATGAATATCTAATCGTTCAAGACGGCGACCTCGCTGGTATGGGCGCTCACTCTTACACTAAAGGAACTTCAACAGGCGGTTCAGAAGAAGCTGCGGAGTTTAAAAAGTAAATGCAATTCTTTAGAAAAGGTTTAGAAGATAGTATTACCTTGCCACCTCATCCGTCAAGTAGAGATGAGGTACAAGAGGTAAGAGATACTATGAATAAAAGAACACCTAAAGATGTCGAGTCTGCTAGAAATCATGACAGAGTTCCTTTCTATGCAATTAAAAAGTATTGCGAAGATAACGGATTAATATTTCATGATGACGAGTTTGAAGATATAATCTATCAGGCAACGCCTGTCATTGGTTATTTTAAGAAACAGTTTAATAGAAAAAGACCAATCGAAATCGACAGTACACTCAACACTTTACCAAGTAGTACAAACAAAACAGCATCTTATCCTAGTGGTCATGCGTGTCAGTCAAGACTAGTTGCGAGATATGTTGAAGCAAAGTTTCCTGAACATAGTGAAGGACTACTTAAAGCAGGAAACGAAGGCGGTTGGGGAAGAGTACAAGCAGGGTTTCATTACCCGTCTGACTATCACATAGGAAATCTTTTAGGTGAGAAAATGTTTATAATGATGAATCGAGAGGACTATGGCAGTAACTAAACTAGACCAGTATCTAGGTAACCCAAATCTAAAAAAGGGTCATACAAAAACAAGATTTACAAAGAAACAAATTGAAGAAGTCATTACTTGTTTAGATGACCCAAAATACTTTATTAAAAAATATCTAAAGATTGTTACAATCGATAAAGGTCTTGTGCCTTTCGACATGTACAATTTTCAAGAGAAAATGGTTGATACATTTCACGAGAATCGTTTTACGATTTGCAAGTTGCCAAGACAGAGTGGAAAATCAACTATCATAGTTTCATACCTCCTACATTATGTTTTATTTAACGATAATGTGAATGTTGCAATACTCGCCAATAAATCTTCGACTGCAAGAGATTTGTTAGGGCGATTGCAATTGGCTTACGAGCATCTGCCTAAATGGATGCAACAGGGCGTTCTCAACTGGAATAAAGGTTCTATTGAATTAGAAAACGGAAGTAAAATCGTAGCGGCGAGTACATCTTCTAGTGCTGTTCGTGGTAGTACCTTTAACATCATATTCTTAGACGAGTTCGCTTATGTGCCTAATAACATTGCTGAAGAATTCTTTAGTTCTGTTTACCCTACAGTATCATCTGGTAAGTCATCTAAAGTGATGATTGTATCTACACCTCATGGAATGAATATGTTCTATAAGATGTGGGTTGATGCCGAGAACAAACGAAATGACTATGTGCCTATCGAAGTGCATTGGTCAGAAGTTCCAGGCAGAGATGAGAAGTGGAAAGAAGAAACAATACGAAACACTTCAGAGGGTCAGTTTGCGACTGAGTTCGAGTGTGAGTTTCTTGGTAGTGTCGATACACTTATCAACGCAAGTAAACTTAAAACAATGGCAGTTGAGAGTCCTAAACGAAGTGGCGGACTAGATGTGTATGATATGCCTGAGAAAGACCATATCTATACAATGGCAGTTGATGTATCACGAGGACTATCTCATGACTACTCAGCGTTTGTAGTATTTGACTGCACACAGGCACCTTATAAGGTTGTTGCAAAATATAGAGATAACGAAATTAAACCGTTACTCTTTCCAAGTATCATAGAAAGAGTTGCGAAACATTACAATAGTGCATTTGTTTTGATTGAGATAAACGACTTAGGACAACAAGTCGCTGACAATCTACAGTTTGAAATAGAGTACGATAATGTAATGATGTGTACACAGAGAGGTCGTTCTGGACAAGTCTTAGGTGGAGGATTTAGTGGTCGGGGAAACCAGTTGGGTCTAAGAATGACAAAGGGTACTAAGAGAATTGGTACTTCTAATCTCAAGAGTTTGATAGAGGGCGATAAGTTAATTATTACTGACTTTGATATTATATCAGAACTATCTACATTTATATCAAAAGGCAAGTCGTGGGAAGCAGATGCCGGTTCAACAGATGACTTAGTGATGTGTTGTGTGATATTTGGTTGGTTAGCAAATCAGGCATATTTTAAAGAATTAACGAATGTTGATGTTCGAGGACAGATGTTTACAGAACAACAAAACGCTATTGAAGCAGATATGGCGCCGTTTGGGTTCATAGATAATGGTCTTGACGACCCTGAAGGCCAGAACAATTCATTCTTTGATGATGCTGGTGAACGGTGGAGTCCTGTATCGTATCATAAAGGTGAGTAGAGTTGAAAACTAGTGTTTTCAAAACTTATAAATATTGTGAAAGGGTTGAAACAATAACTTTAATAAAGGAGAACTAAATATGGCTTTTCAAGTATCACCAGGTGTTCTCGTAACTGAAAAGGATTTAACAAATGTTATTCCCGCCGTGTCAACAACAAGTGGCGGAATAGTAATAACAGCAGAAAAAGGACCGATTGATGAAGTAACTACTATTTCATCTGAGAAACAATTGTTAGATGTATTTGGGAAACCAACTGCAAATAACTTTGAAGAATGGTTCAGCGCTGCAAACTTTTTAGGATACGGAAATAATCTGAAGGTAGTAAGACCAATAACAGGAATGGTAAATGCTGTTTCTACTGGTACTGCTGTCTTAATAAAAAACACAGAGGACTACTTAGCAAATTATCTAACATCAACAGGTGCTGGTTCAATTTCTAATATCGGTCCTTACATTGCAAGAGAGGCTGGAACACTAGGAAATAACTTAAAAGTTTCTAAGTGTACTAACTCAACTGCTTTTGGACCACACTCAATGAGTGGTAATCTAGTTGCTGACGCTTCTGCTGCTATCGGAGATACAACTGTATCGGTTGATGACGGTAGTTTAATGCAAGTTGGCGACATCTTAGAGTTTGGTAGTGCATCAGTATTTACTGATACGCCTTCTGGACACTATTACAAGATAACTGCAATATCTACTAATGTATTAACTATTGCAAGATTTAATCCTGCAACAGGTGCTACAGAAACAGGCGGTCTTAGACACGCTGTTGTTGACAACGCTTTAATGAGAAGGCATTGGGAATATTACTTTCAATTCTCTAACGCTCCAACGACTACAGATGATGTACTTGCTGCTGGCGGTTCATTAGATGAAATGCATATTGTAGTAATAGACGAAGATGGTGGAATTACAGGAACTGTTGGTTCAATCTTAGAAACATTTGAAGGCGTTTCACAAGCCCATGATGCTAAGACTGCTCAAGGTTCAAGTAACTATTATCCAAATGTACTTTATGCACAATCAAAGTTTATCTATTGGGTAGACCACCTTTCAACTTTGTCAGACGGACTTGCTAAAACAGGAACAACATTTGATAATTCAGTTGGCGATGCATTTGTAGTATCTAATACTTCACTTGCGAGTGGTACTGATGACTTTACTGCTACTAACGCTGAAATTGCAACTGCTTATGAGAAATTTGCTGATACAGAAAATGTAGATGTAGCTTTACTTATTTGCGGTCCTTCACAGACAAGTGCTGACGCTACTGGCGACACAAAAGCAACTGCTGTTATGGATATTGCAACTGCTAGAAAAGATTGTGTTGCATTTGTTTCACCTGCGAGAGCAGATGTTGTAGATGTTACTAACGCAATTACACAAACTGCTAATGTAAAAGCATTTGCTGAAGGTTTACCTTCAACATCTTATGCAGTAATCGATAGTGGTTATAAGTATATGTACGATAAGTATAATGATGTTTTCAGATTTGTACCTCTTAACGGAGATACTGCTGGACTTTGTGCAAGAACTGATAGTATTGCAGACCCATGGTTTTCACCAGGCGGTTTCAATCGTGGACAAGTTAGAGGCGCAGTAAAACTTGCCTTTAATCCTAATCAAACACAACGAGATGACCTCTACAAAGCTAGAGTCAATCCTATTGTATCATTTCCTGGTCAAGGAACTGTATTGTTTGGCGATAAGACTGCACAATCTAAACCAAGTGCGTTTGATAGAATCAATGTTCGCAGATTGTTCATTGTTCTTGAGAAGGCAGTTTCTACATCTGCTAAATTTCAACTGTTTGAATTCAATGATGAATTCTCTAGGGCGAACTTTAGAAATCTTGTAGAACCGTTTTTGAGAGATGTACAAGGTCGTAGAGGTATTACGGACTTTAGTGTGGTGTGTGATGATTCAAACAACACAAGCGATGTTATAGACAGAAACGAATTTAGGGCTGACATCTTTGTCAAACCTGCTCGTTCTATTAACTTCATTCAACTTAACTTTGTCGCAACTAGAACTGGCGTAGCCTTTTCAGAAGTTGCTGGCGCTTAATCTTAGAGGAGAAATATAATGCCAAACATTAATGAATTTAAATCTCGTCTTTCAGGTGGCGGTGCAAGAGCGAATCAGTTTAAGGTTACTATGAACTTTCCTGCTTATTCGTCAGTTGGTGGTGAAACATCTGACTTATCATATCTTTGTACTGCGGCTGCAATTCCTGGTCAATCATTAGGAACTGTTGCTGTACCGTTTAGAGGTCGTGTATTAAACTTAGTAGGTGACAGGACATTTAGTCCTTGGCCAATTACTGTGTTAAATGATACGGACTTTAAAATATACAGGGCGATGGAAAGATGGATGAACGGTATGAACAACATGACTGATAACGAAGGGTTAACAAATCCTTCTAACTATCAACAAGATGTAATAATAGACCATTTAGACAGAAACGGTGCAACTTTAAAACGATATATTTTAAGAGGCGCATTTCCAACATCATTGTCAGATATTGATTTATCTGCTAGTGATAATGATACTATTGAAACATTTACTTGTTCATTGACATATCAATACTTTGAAACAGATACAACTACATAATTTTTAATAAGTTATAAGGACAATATAATATGGCGAATTTACTTGGATTCCAAATAACGAGAAACAATACTGATTTAGGGAAGCCGGCAGAAGCGAAACAAGCGTTTACTGTCAGCTCTCCTGATGACGGTACAACTACCATTTCTGCTGGCGGACACTTTGGCCAATACATGGACATGGAAGTTACTGCCAAGAATGACATTGACTTAATTAAAAGATATCGTGAGATTGCCCAACACCCAGAGTGTGATATGGCGATTGAAGATATCATCAATGAAGTTATTGTTTCAGACGAGAGAGATGCTTCTGTATCAGTATCATTAGATAAACTGATGATATCAGACAATATCAAAATGAAAGTTCGTGATGAATTTGACGAAGTTTTGCGTTTGCTTAACTTTGACGAAAAAGGTCATGACATTTTCAGACGCTGGTATGTTGATGGTAGAATATACTTTCACAAAGTTATCGACCCGAAAAGTCCACGAAAAGGACTAACAGAAATTAGATACATCGACCCACGAAAGATTAAGAAAGTTCGTGAGGTTACGAAGAAAAGAGATACACAAGGTAAGGGTGTAGAAATGATAGAAGCCACGGCAGAGTGGTTTGTCTACAATGAAAAGGGAATATCAGCAGCGAATACAAATTCTGGTCTGAAGATTTCTCCTGACTCAATTACCTATGTAACATCTGGTGTAATTGACCAAACTAAGAATATGGTTATGGGTCATTTACATAAGGCAATTAAACCAACCAATCAGTTAAGAATGATTGAAGATGCTGTTGTTATTTACAGAATAGTAAGAGCGCCTGAAAGAAGAATATTTTATGTTGATGTTGGTAATTTACCTAAAGTAAAAGCAGAGTCATATTTGCGTGATGTAATGGCAAGATACAGAAACAAACTTGTCTATGATGCATCAACAGGCGAAGTCAGAGATGACAGAAAACATATGTCAATGCTTGAAGATTTTTGGTTACCTCGTAGAGAAGGTGCAAAAGGCACAGAAGTACAAACTCTATCTGGCGGACAAAATCTTGGTGAGATTACAGATGTTGAATATTTTCAAAAGAAATTATATCAATCTTTGAATGTACCTATGTCAAGACTGGATGCAGATAATGGATTCAACATGGGCAGGGCAGCAGAGATTACAAGGGACGAACTGAAGTTTACTAAGTTTGTTCAGAGATTAAGAAAGAGATTTACTTCAGTCTTTAACGATATACTCAAGACACAACTTGTGTTAAAAGGTATTATCACAATTGAAGATTGGGTTAATATAAAGGAACATATACAGTATAGTTTCTTGAAAGACGGGTACTTTGCAGAATTAAAAAATGCAGAGATACTAAGAGAAAGAATAAGTCTAGCTCAAGAAGTAAGTCCGTATGTGGGTAAATACTATTCTGTTGAGTTCGTAAGAAAGAATATCTTACAACAATCAGATGAAGATATTATTGAAATTGATAGGCAGATTGCCGGTGAGATTAAAACAGGGATTATTGCATCACAAGATATGGGTGATGACATGGATTCCGAACTAAATATAGGAGATGAATAATTATGTCAAATGAAAATGTAGTAAGTATGGTCGATTCTTTATCAAACGGCGACAATGTTGCCGCTCAGGATGCATTTAAAAGTGCATTGACTGATAAGATTGGTCAAGCGTTAGATGATAAAAGACAGACTGTAGCAAACGATTGGTTGAATGCTGGTGATAATTTTGAGGCAATAGACGCTGCATCACAATTTTCTGGCACTTCAAGTGCTCAAGATGACTTTGATGCTGTTGCAACAGAAGTTGATTCTGAAGTTGATTTTGAAATTGATGACGACCAAGTAGAGGAAAGTTAAATGCTCGACCTGTCGTTTAAAAAGTTTACAAGAGAACTAAATGAACGCAGGTTTGCTGGTCCTCAGAGTTCTGCGGAGTTTAAGAAATTATCTCCAAAGATGAAAGCTGCTGTCTTAGATATTTATTCTATGATTAGTAAAACATCTGACCCAATTATATCAAAGATTGACGGTATTATTAAAGTCGCATCAAAGAAACACGGTGTTAGTACTTATGATATCGAAGATTATTTTGACAACGAATTAATTAAGTAAAGGAGAAATAATGTCATTCGTAACAACAACAATGAGAGATACATCAATCGTTACAGGATCCGCTAGTGGCGGTTATGTAACAATTAAGGCAACTTTCGCCAGTGATACTGCAACTAACCTTGTTTTAGATGGTGGCGGTTTAAAAGGATTTGTAAACGGTTGTAAGTTAGACCTAATAAGAGCGTGGTGGTCATTTTCAATAGGCAATTATGATACTGATAACAGTAATGATTGTATTATTGAATTTAAAGGTTCTTCAAATGATGTGGTAGCACTACATCTTTCTGGAACAGGACACTATGATGGTTCTGCTGGAACAATTTTAGGTACTGCAACAAATACAACTGTTACATCATCAGATATATCTGCACAAACAAAGACAACATCTGGATTTGTAATTTTAGAATTTAAAAAGAACGGCGCTTGGGTTGCATAATATCTAATGAATAATACAGAAGTAGTGAATAGCACTTCTAAATACATTGTTAAGTCAACAGGTAAAGAAAGTGAGAGTAATCAAATATTAGTTGATGTAAGTAAACTTGCTGGCGCTGATAATGAATCACTAGTAAGTTTAATAGAGTGTTACTATTTGATTGAAGGTACAGGAACATTGACGATTAGTGCTGCAGCTGCATATGACC